AACACCTAAGCTATCAACTACCTGTGCAACTAATTGTAATTTTTGTACATTGTTTAATTTAGCATCTTTAATTTTATCAATTGCCTGTGCTAATTTCATTTTAACAGCAGATGGTATAGTAGCTTTTGGTAATTCAGTAGATATAGATTCTACTTTGTATTCCTCTCCATCAACTTCAAACTCATCATCACCCTCTTGCTTTGCTTTAGAAACAGCTGCTCCAAAAGCATTACCTTCATTCTTTTCACCCTTACCATTCCAAGCAGAATCAATTTTATTAAAGAAAGCTTTCTTTTCTTCATCTGACATTGCATTTATATCTTTACCTGCTTTATCTAAAGCTTTTTGAAAGAATGCCTGATATTCGTTTTCTTCTACCAATACTTCTTTAACTAATTCTTTTAGTCTTGATTTTGTAATTGATGTGTTCATATTATAGTGTTCTAATTTTTTCTGAAAGATTCATTAACCTTTCTTTTATCTTATGTAAACTTTTGTGTGTTCTTTTATAGTAATCATCTCTTTTAACTCCATTCTCATTTTTTATTTTAGAATACCAGTTAACAAATTTCTCTACCTCACCTAATTGTTGTTTGATACTTGTCATACCTCTACTCATTTTAGCTTTAGGGGATGCATCTCCGTTTTTAATTTCTAACCAACGATTTTCATTTAAACTAGCTTCCTCATCATCTTTTGCTAATATCATACCACTTTTATCTGCAATTTCACCAGAATCACTACAATCAGTTGCAGTTGGTTTCATTGTTAATGGTTTTTTAGAGTTAGCAGGAACATCGTTTTTCAACCAATCCTTTGCTTCTTCTAAATCATCAACAACCTCACCACCAGTTACATTAGCTAATCTTTTATTTTTCTTTGCAGTTTGACCTGGCTTTGAAAATGCATTAGGAGTATCATATCCAGCAACTGCAGCAGTTCCAGTCATTTCCTCCAATTCCTTTTCGTCTTGGATTTCTTTAACTATACCTCTGATTATTTCTTTTAGTCTATTTGACATTTATCTTTGATTTTAATTCTTTGATTAACTCATAAGAAAGCATGATAGATGAAACGTTATTATCAGATACAGTTTTACCAATTTTCATTTTTTCTAAAACAGAAATAGTTTCTGACAATTTAATTGTAGTTACTTTATCTGATATTTTAGATTTAATTGTTTTTAATTCTTTCACAATTTGTGGAAGTTCTACTGCTAAGTAATCTTTAAATTTAGATGTATTAGACATGTTATTGATATATTCTTTTAACAAGCCCTTTTGCTTTTCATCTAAATTTGTATATTTTTTATTGAAAGTTTCAACAAGAATCTTATAGGTTAGTAATCGTAGGTCTTTATCTTGTTTTTTGTAGGTTTCTATTAGTTTTGTACTATCAGAAGTAGGTTCAACTTTGTTTGAAGTTGGTCTTGAGATAATATTCTCAATTAATGTAATTTTAGAATTAAATACATCTTTAATATCGTAGTTTTCAGATTTTTTAGATTCAAACACTTTATATATTGATGCCAGTACTTTATAATTAGTTATAGGAGATGTTAAAAATTGCTCTAATTCAAATTTTGAATTAATTTCTTTAATAAGATTGTATTTTTCTTTAGATAGCTTTACAACATTTAATTTAGAATGAGCCTGTGATACAGTCTCAACGAACATTTCAGCTTTTGATTCTGAATTGTATTTTTCTTTTAATAATAAATCATAAAGACGTAATTCTTTATTTAATTCAGTACCTGCGGCAAAGAATTCCTTTACTATATGTTTTGCGTTCTCAGTCTTATCTCCATTAAGAACCTCCAATGTTATTTGTCTTACTAATAATTCAAATAACACTCCAGTGTTCTTAACTTTGGAATGTTTTATTTTTTTCATTTAATTACCCTATAATTTAACCTATATACATAAACTAACACATATAAATATAAACTTTTTAATGTTTATTAAAATTTACTGTCATCTAACAGATTATTTTCATCCAAAAGGTCAGTTTTTTCAGTTTTTTCACTTAAAATCTTCTTTTTTGCAGAAATTCCGTTTATATATTCTTGTGCTATTTTCTTATTTGATTCATTTGTACGAGTTTCTCTCTTTCTCTCTTTCTCATTTTCTTTGTTTCCCAATGGGTCTCTACCTAATGGATGTTTATCTTTACCATATGTATTTCCCTCTCTTGGTCTGCCACCTTTATTATCAACAATCTCCTGCTTCATTTTTTCAATCTCCTCCTCTACATTTTGTTGTTGTGGTGGATTGGCAGGGTCTTGTCCTTGCTGTTCAATTGAATTATATCTGAAACGGTCTTTAAGGTCTAAAACTAATTTAGCTCTCTCTATATCCATCTCATCTTCACTCATACCAAACACATTATGGTAAACCCAATCAGTAGATAACATATTTAATCCTTTCATATCAGTTGCTAATCTAACCTTCTCACTCCAAAGATTTACTTTCTCTTGCTCATATATTGTAGAAGCGTTTGTTAAAGTAAGTTGGAAATTTGTCATTTCCGAATCATCAATACCTTGTCCAGCTAAGTGTACAATTGCAATCTTATATAATTCACTAACGATTGTTCTTTGAATTCTTTCAATAGTTCTAGCAAAACGAACATCTTGTGCTGCTAAAGTTGCTTTACCATTTACATCTTCTTCATATCCTAAAAATGCTTTAGGTATTTTAAGTGCTGCAAATAATTTGGCTTTTAAATAATCAATATCCTCTATTGCCGTATATTCCAATCCAGACAAGTTGTCAATTGAAGTACCACTATCTCCACCTCTAACCGGTAAGAAGAAATCTTCCGTAAGGTTTTGGATATTGTATTTTAAATTATAATCACCTGTATTTTTATCAACAAATGGAGTTTTCTTCATTTTGTTAATAATCTTTTGCATGTAGTTATCTACTTCATTAGGATTAATATTACCAATATCAATTTTGAATATTCTTTTTTCAGGTGCTCTCATAATACGATGGATTAACATCGCATCTTCCATTAATTGTAATTGTTTCCAAACTCTACGGCCGTTCTCAATCATAGCCTTACCATATGGTAGAAAGTTTGTATCTGATAGTAAACGGAAGTGAGCTATTTCATAGTTCTCATATTCCTTTTTACCAAATCTATCTAATTCAACTTTAAACTTAACATAGTTTTGATTCATTGGGTCAGTACCTTCCAATCTTTCCGTATTATATACAGAGTATGGAGTTACATTAATAATACCCTTACCTTCTGCCATTTCTAATGCTAAAAAGAAGTCACCATATTTTACTAAGTTTCTAGTCCAAGGCCAAAGATTAAATTCTATGTTTATAATATCATAAAATAGGTTATGTAGTATAGCACTTACATTTTCGTTTGATGATTTGATTGCTAATATATCACCATATTCATTCTTTGTTGTAGATTCATCCGAATATATATCTAATGCAGATGCTATAATTGGGTCATTATCCATAGCATCATAATCTCTGAATAATTCTCTACGAACCTGATGGTATGCCATTGATTGTGCACCCTGATTGGTTTCGTAATATGACCTTTGTAATTTTGTATATCTATCTCTAAGATTTACAAAGTTCGTACTCATTTGCTTCTCATCCGTATCAACAACTCTACGCTTACCATCTTTGTCAACGGTAACAATAGCATTTGTTGAAAATAATTTCTTTAGTCTACCAAAAAAACTTTTACTGTCATCTAATTCTTGTTCTGCCATAATTTATTTTATCAGTTTTCTATTTTGACATTATATAACATAAATATCGTAAAATATCAAAACACTACAACCATTGGGATAAATCCTCAAAATCATCCCCAACTCTCATTTTCCAAGGGTTATCATTCATTGTATCATTACCACCATAAATCCCTTGAGATGTATTTGATGTTATACCACTTACCGCTTGTTTGGTTAAATCAATACCCTCTTGTCTTAAACGAAGTGCGGTATCTCTAACCCATAATCCAATTGATATAGCCATAACTAAGTCATCGTTATAACCTTTCATTGCTTCAGCTCTACCATTCATATAAATAAACGTAAATAATTCATCTATTAAACGAGATGAACGAATTATAATTGATTTCTCTCTAAAGTAATCAGTTAATTTAGATATGATTAAAGGTCTAGTCTTAGAAGTTGTTGAAAACCCAGCTACTAATCCCTTTTCTTCACTTCTATATCTATTTGTCATTTGATGTTGTATATCAATGTATTTTAAATCCTTACTCATATAGAATAAGTTTTTATATCCTCTATCAATTACTTGCTGAATTGTTGCCCAACCAATATTTGCGTTCTCTATTACAAGTAATGCATCATTATATTCTGTTGAAAGTGCTACTAAAAAGTTTCCAAAATCTTTAGTGTCCACCTTACCTCTATATTCTGCAACCTGTACGGAATTCACAATATCAATTACATGACAAGTAGAATAATCGGCACCATCTCCTCTAGCCACATCGGCCACTACCATATACGATTTAGAATAATCAGCATGCTCCCATTTCCAAAGATTTCCATCAAACCCACCTTTCTCAACTGGTGGTATTACATATGTTTCTTTATAAAACATTAATAATTCAGGTTCAATTACAGTTTCACCAGAAGATATAAAATCACAATCACATTCTTGTGCTGCTTTCTTTGTACCTAATAGCTTCTCTTGTTCATCTCTCCATTTTTGGTCTCTTTCAGGATGAACTGTCCAATGTAATCTGATTGTATTAAATGGATTTGTACTTTCTTCCGCACCTAACCAAGTTTGATGAAACCAATTACCCACACCATTCGGAGTAGATAATGCTATACAACTACCACCCGTTGATAAGGTTGATTGAGCCGATACCCAAATCTCATCAATATCATCAATGAAAGCTGCCTCATCAAATATAAGAAGTGATAATGCTTCAGAACGTCCTGCATCAGGAGATGAAGCAATAGCCTTAATTTGAGAACCATTTTGTAAACGAAGGGAAAGTTTGTTATCTTCCATAGACCCACCTTTAAGCCATGTTGGAAGCAAATCATGCATTACTCTAACTTTAGTTACTAAGTTCTTTGCCACTTCTTGCTTTGTTGCAATTACCAACACATTAAAATCCGTATTGAATATCATCTTCCAAAGTGAAAACCCAGCACAAAGTGTTGAGATACCAGTTTGTCTTGATTTTAGAACTACGTTAAATCTATTATCTTTAAATTGTGTTAAAGTCTTTTCCTGAAATGGGAATAATTGAAATGGTATCTTACCTCTAACAGGATGTTGAATCATACAATACTTCTTCATAAAATGTATTGGGTCTACCGCACATTTTTTGTATTCTTCTGCAATAATCTCTTTTAAAGATTTCTTTTGTGTTATACCAGTACTCATATTAATCTTTAAGAGGCCTTACTAAATCGTAATTTTTATCTTTTAATTTATCGTAAGCCTCATTTCTTAATTTAGTAGCTTGTTCAATTTCACCTTCAAACTTAACAATATCCAAAAGAATTTCTGCTTTAAGTTCTTCCACATCCCTCTCCATACTCCAAGTTTCAATCTTGCCATCTTCTTGAACTACTTCATAGGTTTGCTTTGCATCTCTATAAGCTTGTTTGAATTGAGATAATACATCGTTACCATATCCAATCATATTAGAATATATTTTATAATCCTCATAGGCTTCCCACAATCCATCTAATTTAATTTGAGATTCTTTTATAGTAAGACAATGTAAACAATATCCAGTTTTAGATATTAATTTTTTATCAACTCTACCTACTTTGATTGTTTTACAACTATCCGATTTACAAGTGTTTAACTTATCTAAGTAAGCTCTAACTTCTGCCATAGTATCACCCAATTCAGATATTTCTATTTTACCAGCTTCTAATTGTTCATAAGACTTACCATTATCATCAGTCCACTTATCACCAACTTCTCTTTTTATCTTTTTTTTGTCTGCTCCGGAGAATGAAATTTGTGTTTCCTTTTGATATTCCCCACCCGTCAAAACCATATCAACCAACTTTCTACGTGTTGGGTGCATAAACTTTTTATTGAATTCCTTTGCCATACTATATACGATATATTTGTATATATAAGTATATCAAAATTAAGAAAACGATTATTTTGCGAAGAAAATACCTAAAATTTGATTTAGGGGTGCGAATGCACCTGTTAATTTGTAAGTGTTACCGCCATATACGAATACCAAGCCCTCATTTGGTACAATTTTATCAAATCCACCCAATGCTTGCATTCTACTCAATTCTAATTTAAGTTTTGCAATCTTTTTAGGGTCACCACTTGCTTTAACATCTGCTATTGTACTTTCCAAACGAGCTAACATTTGTTTAGTAGCCTGTTTTGGATTTGCTGTCAATACCGAATCCATAAATGATAAAACGTCTGCACCAACTCCTAAAAATATTTCCTCAAATCTCATTAGATTTTGTTTTGATATTTTAGCTTGGTCATTCTTATCGGTTGTATCTGCCCATTTTTGTATCTTAGGGTCTTTTATATCTGCTATACGGAAACTCTTATCACCAAAAGCCCATCTTTTAACTAATCCTATTTTTTGCTGTGCATCCAAACTCTTTGCACCTTTATTTACAAAGTTTGTCCACCAAGCTTGATGATAATCAGCTACTCCCGATTTATCATTTAATGCAAATTCAGATTGTAATTTAGTTATCATTCCCAAATACTTTCCTTGCAATTTATAAAGGTCTTCCGATTTAGGTAATTTTTGCATTGGAGGTCCCTGAATTGTATATTTGGATTGAACATGTGCATTTACTTGCTTAATCATTCCACCTAATACTTTTGCAGCTTCTTGATTCTCGCCTACTATAACACCCTCTCTATCATATTCAAACGTACCATGAAATACTAATAGGGGTTGGTTGTATGGGATTACGTTTACTGATGTTGGATATATTACTTCCAAATTCATAAAACATGCACCATCCTTAAAAACCTTCTTACGTTGGGGTTCGGATAGTGCTGATATTGCTGCTGATAAATCTTTCATTGCGAAATTATATGCATCAGTCAATCCGCCCCTACCTCCAAACTTTTCAGCTACTTGTCCTATTGTCATAGCACCTTCACCTTTGTTCTTTAGGTGTGATTTGTTACGAGCTGCAACTAATCTTCCATTTACCCAACTAATTGCTAATGCTTGTCCATCAGTTTTTTCTCTTACAGTTTCCAAATCACCATTTAGTGCTTTAGTTACAATATTTTTTAAATCTGCAAAAGTAAGATTCATTTCAATATCAAATGGATGGTTCATATGCCCATAAGCACCACCCTCAACTAATAATTCCTCTTTAAGAAAATCTTGTGGTAATTTTAAATCATGCTTTAATATACGATTGTACTTATCAGTTGTATCATTATGATTATCTATTGGTAATTTTTGGTCTACTGCTTTTTTCTTTTCTCTTTCAGATGGTGTTTTATCAAAAAAGTTCCAGCCTTCTAAATTATCTAAATAATATCCTTCATTATCATAATCATCCCAATTTGCATTCCACATCGTACCGCTTGTTGCGTTACCATCATTGTAGAAAGCCCCATTACCACTTGCTTCAGCTATACTATCACCTTCAATACTTGCCAACTTTTGATAATAATTTATATCTTCCCATAAATGGTCCATTGCTATTTCGGCTGCATATCTAATATCAGATGTATGCTCCATTTCAACTCTAATACCATTTATCAATTTAGGTTTAATATATTCTGCTGCAAATTGCTTTGGTTCGTAATATCCTTTAGAATCCCACTTATTAGCCAAATCAATTAAAGTTTTACCATTTGCCAAACCACCAGGAATTTTATCATTCATTTCTTTAACAGGCTCATATCCTTTATTTTGTGTATCTTTAGTATCGGCTTGATGACCAGGTTTTTTTTCTCTATCATCATCAAAATCAATTGTATCCAATTCTGCTTCATAACCCCAATCAGGTGTGTACATTCCACCTTTATGATGTTTGTTAAAATCATCATCTGCCCCACCAGAATCAACAGGTATGTGATTTTTTACAGTAGTTACTTCTTTTACTTTAGTATATTCATCACTATCATCACCATCCAATTTAGATTTTAATTTCTTAACATCTTTAGTATTAGGTGCCCCATTAATATATCCACCCGGTAAACTCAAACCTACACCAGATCCGCCGGGAAATCCCATTTCATCTAATATGGAATCAAAATCAGAAACTATTTCTTTAATATCTTCTTTTGAAATTATTGTATCTTTTTGATTATCAGGCAATTCCCAAAATCTTTTAGGTTTATCTATTGCTTTATTTGGTTCGGTTTCTTGCCAATCCTCAACAGTATGTGGGTCATCTGCAGGATTCAATGTACTTTGTGTTACATTCTTAAGTTTATAATAAGCTTTTCTGAATTGCGTTTCTGTATCTTTTGATTTTCCTCTACCTCTCATAGAATCTGCTTTAGGAGTATCTATTTGAGTATATCCACCTTGCTTATACCAACCTTCAGGCTTAGCTTTATTTAATATTCTAGGTTGTCCATCTGCTACAAATGATGTATCAGGTTCATCACCGGCAGTCATACCAGCATTACTAGCAGCTTCTTTTAATTCTTCTTTTTTAGGAATTCTAAATGTTGCTACCTTCTTACCATTGATTGTTGGCATTCCCCAATCATCAGTTCCTATTGTTTTTACAACTACTTTTTTATTTTTAAATCTACCCATTAGAATAGTATCTCCAATTTTTACATTTATTTTAATTTCCTCATTAATACATTCTTTTAAACTCTTTAACTTAAGGGTAATTAATTTGAATATTTGTTCATCAAATTTAGGATATGCTTTTGTAAAGTTTTTCTTTCTATCAGCAGCGCTTCCAGCACTTAACCAATATCTAACATCAGTACCACTTATAGGATTTGCAGTAGCTGGAGATGCGTAAACATATCCTCTATCTAAATAAGGTTCAGTTACTTTACCTTTATATGGTGTGAAATATTTACCACTAAGTCTTTGCTTATCTTTCTCACCAACTACAACTATTAAACCAGTTGTATCTTCATCGTATTTATTTAGAATTTCTTCAGGTGCATATGGATTTCTGATATTGACAATTTTGTTTGATGGGATACCAAACATGTTTGTCATTATTGCTTTTTTCTCTTTAAAATTAAATGGAGATTTCTTTGAATCGGTAACATTAGAAGTTCCGATGTAAACACTATCCTTTCCGAATTTCTTTACTAAATTATCATAAGTTGCGTAATGGCCCTTATGAAAAGGTTGAAAGCGGCCCGAATAAACAACTATTACTTTGTTTATGGAGTCCGCTTCCAATAATATTGATTCTGCTAAAAAATTTGATAATCCGTTCATTATACGATACCTTATATCATATAAATATATGAGATTATTCTTTTACTACTTTCATTCCGTTTCCAGAACT